CGGCGAAGATCGGCTCCTCGGGCTATGGTGCGAAGATCGGCTCCTCGGGCTATGCGGCGCAGATCGGCTCCTCGGGCTATGCGGCGCAGATCGGCTCCTCGGGCAAAAACTGTGTGATCTGTTGTGCCGGTGACAATTGCGTTGTCAAAGCAAAAAAAGGAAGCTGGATCACGCTTGCCGAATGGGAGAGGGTAGACGGTGAGTATGTTCCGGTTTGCGTGAAAACGGAAAAAGTTGACGGCGAGCGCATCAAGGAAGATACATATTACCGGCTCGAAAATGGCGAATTTGTGGAGGCTGATTGATGCGGATGCGCTGACGGGAAAGTGCCACCAAATCTGCGAGGTCGAATGGAACAAGCGAGCTTCGCCAAACTCATGGACAGATGCATACGAAAGTTTTATTGAGGACATTGAAGAAGCTCCTACCGTGGATGCTGTGCCTGTGGTGCATGGGCGGTGGATAAAAGATGGCGATTATGTCGTATGTTCTGAATGTGGAGAAGAACACGCATGGGACGAGTACCGAGCGACATATTGCGAGGATTGCGGTGCGAAGATGGACGGAGGTTTGGACGATGGCAACTTGTAAGGAATGCTTACACTTTGAGGTGTGCTCACCCTATACAGCACCGAATGAGAGCTATCCCGAAGCGGGTGGCTGTTATGCTTTCAAAGACTGCGCAGACTTTGTCCATGTGGTGCGGTGCAAGGATTGCAGAATGTATGTCGAAAACAAAAAAGCACCAATAAAACACAGCCGGAGATGTTTGAGAAATGTGTATGGAAGATATGCAAGACCTGACGATTTCTGTTCCTACGGAGAAAGGAGAAGCGTGGATGGATGAATTGAAGCCGTGGCCGTTTTGCGGTGGTAAAGCGGCGTTTGTTGGCATGTTGGCAAATACACTACGATCAAATGCAAAGACTGTGGCGGTGCGTTTTTCGTGTCTAATCCGCTCATAAGTAGATTGGAAGCTAAAGAAGCATGGAACAGGAGGGTGAATGATGATAAGACGGCTCAAATATAAGCTGTTTAAGTGGCTGCTGCGTGATATGTGCAATAAATCCGAATGCAACAGGTGCGCAATGCGCAGAACTAAGCACTGCAAAATTTTTGATGTCAGATTACAAGCGATGAGAGCGTGGAGGATAAAGTATGATCGATAATGAGATTATTCAGGCGTTGGAGCGTTGCGATTCTTATAGTATGTCCTGCCGAGCTTGTCCGTATGTAGGCATCCCTGCTCGGTATTGCGAAAAATATCTGCTGCATGATGCGCTCAGCCTTATCAAACGCCAGCAGGCAGTGATTGAGCGGTTGCAGAACGCAATGCAGGATTCTAAAGGGTTTGAAATCGACCAATTTAACAAGTGGATTCCTGTGACGGAGAGGTTGCCTGAGCCAAAAGAAAACCCTGTGCTTGTCGTTTACGATGGCTGTGTATGGGCAGCTTGGAAACATGACAATTATTGGGAGCTTGTGCCCGGTCTTAACACAACTTGTGTCACCCACTGGATGCCCATGCCCCAACCGCCGAAAGGAGAATGATTATGAAGCGATTAATAACTGACAATCCGGACGGAAATGTTTCTACAATGCTGAACTACGCCTACAAAGGCGATGACGGCAATGTGAAGTTGCGCTATGGTAACGGAGAGGAAAACATTGATCTTTGTGAATACATAGCACAAGAATCAACCGGAAAATCATGTGACTTGAGCGCAGAAGATGTTATGGACGGTGCATGCATTGAGGGTTGCGACTGCCCTCTTGCAATCCTTTATATAGTCGCAGTACAAGCTGCTGAGTTAAGAGAGCGCCTGAGAAAGTATGAGGATGCTGGAATTGAACCGCCGAAAGGAGGCGGAAATGAATGAATTCGATGCTTTGGTTCCGTAAGAGAATAAAGCTACGGAAGATATGCGAGGCGTGCGGTCTTGCACTATATCGTGACGTTAGAGCGTTTGCGCTGCTTGAAACTGACTTACCGCCTGATCCGCATATCAGGCGTAACGGAAAAACGACTGCTGCATGCTTGCGGCTTTTGCTCACCGAAGCAGCAGTCATCACGCCCGAGGATATTGCCCTCGCTCTCACCGTTGACCCTGATTTCAAATTAGGTCATTACGCCTTACGTAGACATACAGTTGCCTACTTTTATTCTTTGTATCATGTAGCCATAGCTTCGGGTGTGGCACTTCCAAGGATAGATTTAGATAAAAATGAAACCATCCGAGCAGTTATAAAAGTAGGTGATGCCCTTGGCTGCTAAAAAGCAAAGACGAAAGGTCATTATAGCCGGGCGATATATGCGCTCGATCCAGTATGCGCTGACAACCGATCCTGATGTGCGGCGGACGAGAGCTCCTAAAACACAGATATCCTCCGTCGCACAAGAGGCGATGAACTTGAAACATTCATGGCAAAAGTTGAAAGCGGTCATTGCCGCAAATTTTGCCATGAATGATCTTGTCGTAACGCTGACCTATAGAGATGATGCGCTTCCGAAACTGAGAAAAGATGCGGAAAACCGTTTGAAACTGTTTGTTCGCAAACTACGGGCAGAGCGGCGAACAATGGATCTGGAAATGCCCTATATCTATGTTACAGAGAGCGGTCATAGCTCAGGACGATTGCACCATCATATTATCATAACTGCGACCGGCCACGATTACGATATGATTCGAAGGCTTTGGGCAAAAAACGGTGATGATGTCGAGTTCTCACCGATTTGGACAAAGGGCTATGACGGCTGGGCGCAGTATCTGAGCAAAGAGCCACGTGAAAACGGTCGGCGTTACGTAGGCGAAAGAATGTGGCGTAGTTCTAAAGGACTTGTAAAACCACAGGTCTTTACAGGCTGGGTGTACGCATCAGATTCGCTTGTAGCTCCGCCTGGCGCGTTTGTGATAGATCAGCAATCACGCGTTAACGGATACGGCGAATTTACCTTTATTGAGTGTATGTTACCAACAAATACAACTGCAGATAGCCTTGCGTTAATTTCTGACTTGAGGTAATATTTATTTTATGGGAATTGAAAAGAAATGAGGTGCAAAAGTATTGCAAAACGAAAACAAGTGTGGTAAAATGAGGACAAAGGATGGATACCTGCTGTGTCCGATCTGTCAGCGACAAAAAGTGCTTCGACTGCTGCCGGATACGAGCGGTCAGAAAATCGCCGTTTGGTGCAAAACGTGCAAGCAGGAATCCATCGTGAATATCGATCCTAAGAGCCTGAGCCATAGCGCCTGAGCCGATCTACCTGATGAGGGTGTGACGGTTCAGGCGCTTTTTGTTTGTCCGGAGGTGATAGCCCGTGGCCAAAAGGAACCTGCGCCTTTGCGCACATGCCGGATGTCGTGTACTGACACGAGACGGCTACTGTCCTAAGCATAAGCCAAAGGACAGCTTGCGGCGAAGCGAAGATGCTGCCGCCTGGCATCGCTGGTATAGCTTACCAATCTTTCGAGAGCGACTGCGACCGGCGCAGCTTCTTCGTGAGCCCTTCTGCCGAGATTGTGCTCGGCGAAATATCCGCACAAGAGCCACTGACGTGGATCACATCGTGCCGCACCGTGGCAATTGGGCATTGTTCATTAACCCGAGTAATCTCCAGTCGCTGTGCCATTCGTGCCACAGCCGAAAGACAGCGGCAGAAATGCGGCAGAATGTAGACGAAAATCGAGGCTGATTTGACAGTCAACCTTCGTCCGTACCGGAGCGCATCCGCAGACATGTATGCGCGTAGCGCATTGTGTGCCGGTGCAGTCCTCCGGACGGATGGTCCCCCCACCCTGAAAAAGTTTTTGGGTGGCTTTCCAAATACCGCGGCCTGCCTCGTTTGGAAGAGAAATTCCCCCATCGGGATTTTCGGGGACGGGGATTTTCGGGGACGGGGATTTTCGGGGACGGGGATTTTCGGGAACGGGAGGATCGGGAACGGGAGGATCGGGAACGGGAGGATCGGGAACGGGAGGATCGGGAACGGGAGGATCAGCGTTGGAGACTGAGATTGGAAGCAGAATGTGGGCTGTAAGTTGGAGCCCGAGAGCAAGCTGCAAGTCGGGCTTTGTGGTTGCGGTTGAGAACAATGTGTTTGGGTTGCGGTGACCAAGTTGGACATCGATGAAAATTTTAACCTTAGGAGGTGATGAGATGGCGGCGGCGGTGAAGGCTGTGGAGAATCAGACGAAGCATTCGACCAAAGAGGAGCTTCGGGTAAGACAGGAGGCAGAGCGTTCTGTGATGCCGGAGAGAATCGGCGGCGCTGATCTCAAAGCGCCCAGGGGTGTCAAGGGTGCGGCAGCGACCTATTGGAAGCAGATCATCAGCAGGTGCGAGGATGTGATCTTGATCGATGATCTCGATCGGGAAATGCTTGCCGTCTACTGTCAGATGCTGGTCAGGCGTGACAAGCTCAACAAGCTCTGCGAGAAGCTGCTGAAAGAGGCTCTTAAAAACGATGCAGACGGAGAGACGACCGAAGCAACGGACAAGCTTGACGGACTTATCAAGCAGGTTGCGGCGTTGGAGCGCAATTTGATGACCTATGCTGACAAGCTCGGCTTTACGCCTCAAAGCCGTGTCAGGTTGGCACAGAAGCGAGCTTCGGCGGCCGCCGAGGATGACCCAGCGAGCACGTTCTTTGGGTGCTGAGACGGAGGCATGAGATGAATTTGCCGAATGGGAAGCATCATCCGGCGGCGGTGTATGCAAAGCAAGTGGTATATGGACGTTTGAAGGATCAGTGCTGCCCTTATGAAATCAAGGCATGCGAACGGCATTTGAGGGATTTGGAGCGGCAAGGCACAGAAGAATTTCCATACGTCTTCGACTGCACGAGAGCCGATCGCATCTATCAGGCGTTTGCCCTGGCGCGCCACTGCCGAGGCCCGATGCAAGGACAGCCGATCGGACTCGAGCCCTGGCAGCAGTTTGACCTTGGCTGTTTATACGGCTGGGTACATAAGGACACCGGATTCAGACGTTTTAACCGTAGTTTGAACGAGCGACAAAGAGGGACGGCGAAGTCAACGGAGAACTCCGTCAAGGGTTTATATCACATGACAGCTGACTGCTATTATCGCCCGTATCATCCGGAAGAGGCGGTGTTTGAACTCTCACCCGAGGTCGAGTGTGTTGCCTTCGACAGAGATCAAGCACGGCGTGTTCTGGACGATGCGAAAATGATCGCTGAAATTTCGCCGGAGTATGCAAAACGGTTGAAGATCCCGAAAAGTAATCCGATTGTCAACTTAAGACGCGGCGGTCATATGCGAGCTCTGTCGAAGATCGTGCAGACGAAGAACGGCCTTGCGCCGAGCTATTACTGCATTGACGAATATCAAGAGCATAAAACATCCGCTTTTTATGATCTCGGTTTCAACTCCTTCGGTAAACGTAATCAGCCGCTTTTGGACTGCATTATGACAGCAGGAGACGATGCAGACAACTCTCCGGCACACCGCGAGGTATTGTATGCAAAGAGAATCCTTGACGGTGAGCTGGTGGACGAGGAATATTTCGTCATGATCCGTGAGGTCCCCGACGGTATCGATCCGCACGACAAGAGTAAGTGGTGCTGGGCAAATCCGATGTTCCGTTATGACAGCGACTACGCCAAGACGATCTACAAGCAGGTTTTGACGGAATATAACGCTGCCTACGGCTCGGGTGATGCCGAAAAGATTCGAAAATTTTTATCGAGGCGATTGTGCAGGTGGCAGACCTCCAGTGAGGCAAGCTATCTGACCGAGCCGCAGCGTGAGCAAGCAGAGCGGTTGCAGGTCGATCGTGAGGAATTTGCAAAGCTTGTGCATGGCTTGCCGTCATGGCCGGGCTTTGACCTCGCCAAGCGAATAGACCTGACCGGTACTGCCATGGTCACGCCTCTGCCCGATGGCAGGATCGCCGTTTGCGCACACGGCTTTATGCCTGAGGAGGGTGTAGCTCGCCATGAGCACACCGATCGTGTGCCGTATAAGGATTGGGCAAAGGATGGATATGTGACCGTCACACCGGGAGCGGTGACGGACAACTCCTTCGCCTATGACTGGATCTGCTATCAGGAGCAGAGCCGTGAGCTGGAGCTGATCAATCTCGGCTATGACGGACACAACGCGGTCGATTTGGCTTTGGCAATCAATGCCGACCGCAGGAACGAGGATTTCTGCGTGGAAATTCGTCAGACCTGCGCAGGTCAGACCTTTGCCGTCAAGACATTCAGGGAAATGCTGATGCAGGGACGGCTGGTGTTTGAAAAATCGCCGCTTTTGATGTGGTGCCTGAAAAATGCGGTGGTTTTTGAAAATTATTACGGTGATATCCGACTGTCGAAAAAACACAAGGACGACTCGCAGAGAATTGACCCTCTGGCGGCGGTGATGGATGCGCTGTCACTGGCGCTGCTGAGAGATGAAAAAGCAGATCTGAGCAGGGCAGCAGGCGAGGAGGATTATGAAATGTAGACGGTGTCCAAGTTGGACAGCGCAACAGGGGAAGGTTGCGCGCGCTGAGCGAAACGGCGCCCTTAGCGAGTGCATCGGAACTGCGTACAACGCTTCGGTTTGCTCCACTGCGTGGGGGGACGTTTGCTTTTCGCCGCCACTGGCGGATGCAGCAAGCAATAAGGATGCCCTCCGCTTCAGGGTATGCGTAGCGCAACCGAGCGAAGCGAGGCTCTTGGC